CGCGCCGTGGCCGTGCCTACGCGACCGCCGCGAGCGGCTGCCGCACCCGACCATCCGCGCGCGCGTCGTGCAGCCGGGCAAGTATTCGCGGTGGTTCGTATGAGCGCCCCCGTCGATAACTTCTATAAGAGCCTTGAGCGCACGATGGGTCTGCGCGTGGACGCCGCGAGCGTCACCGCCCCGACCCGCGCGCGACTTTGCGGCGTCAGCGTCGGCGAGTTGGCGCAGGCGCTGCGGTTCTCTGGGCTTTCCATTTTTACGGGCCACGACGGCGTGGTCGAGATCCGAAGAGTCGATTCAACAACCCAAGAAGGAGAGAAGCGATGAGTCTGTTTGTTAGCGCCGCCTCGGGCGGTAGTTTTGAGCCCCGCAAGCCCATCGAGGCGGGTGCGTATGCGGCCGTGTGCGACATGGTGGTGGACCTTGGCGTCCAGCCGTCACCGGGCGGCCAGTTTGCGCCGAAGCGCACGGTGGTGCTGCGGTTCCAGATACCGGAGATCCGGGTCGAGATCACGAAGGACGGCGAGACGAAGAGCCTGCCGGCGGTCATCAGCCGCACGGTGGGCCTGAGCCTCAACGAGAAGTCCACGCTCTACGCGCTGCTCACGAGCTGGCGCGGGAAGGCGTTCACGCCGGAGGAGTTGAAGAAGTTCGACCTGGGCAAGATCGCCGGGAAGCCGGCCTTCATCAACGTGACGCACTCGGTGAAGGGCGACCGGACATACGCAAACCTCACGTCCATCATGCCGCTGCCGAAGGCAATTCCGGCTCCGGCCATGGAGGGCGAGGCGCTGGTGTACTCAACGGACGCGCCAGACCCTGCGATTTTTTTGCAGCTCCCGACCTGGATGCAGGACAAGATCGCCGCCCGCATCGTCGACGCGCCGAAGCCGGCCCCGAAGCCTGCCGCCGCGCCTGCCGCGCTGGCGTCGGACTTTGCCGACGACGACCTGGCGTTCTGACCGTGCCTACACCGAGACAGGGTTATAAGGCAGCCGACGGGAAGAAGATTCCGTCGGTGACCACGGTTCTTAAGATCAAGGACCCCGGGGCGCTCATCAACTGGGCGTACAAGCAGGGCCGCGAGCACGGGCTGCTGGAGGGGCAGGGCAAGGACGCACCGGGCGGTCTTTACGAGGGAAACGACATCCTCGCCATCGGGACGTGCGTCCACGCCATGTGCGAGGCCTGGGTGAAGGGCGGGTCTCCGATGGAGGTGCTCGAGAAGAGCATCGCCGCCGAGACCGTCACCGACCCGGTGTCGTTCCGCGCGCGCGCATCGTCGGCCTATAGCGCCTTCGAGTTCTGGTGCAAGGGCACGCAGCTCCAGATTGTCGACTGCGAGGTCAAGGTTATCAGCGAAAAGCACCAATACGGTGGAACGTTGGATTTTATCGGACGCCTCGACGGCAAGCTCGTGCTCGGGGACTTCAAGACCTCGAACAGCGTGTGGCCGGAGATGCTGTGCCAGTTGGCGGCCTACGCGAAGGCATACGAGGAGACGACCGGGAGCCGGATCGACGGCGGGTACCACCTGCTGCGGTTCTCGAAGGAGAACGGCGACTTCGGCCATCACTTCTACCCGTCCCTGGACGATGATGCCTGGCCGGCGTTCCTGCACCTGCGCGCGCTGCACGACTTGAACGAGAGGCTCAAGAAGAGAGCGGCCTGATCCACCCTTGAGTCTGGCAAACCCCTACTCGGAGCCCGGCCCCGTCCAGACAGCCGGTACCCTACTATGACGCTACACACACACGCCGGCCCGCTGCCCGCGCATCAGTATGTCTGGATCGACGCCGACGCAATCGGCAAGCACGAGGCGCTGCGCGCGGTCTGGTTCGGCCTTACGTCGTGGCCCGGCCGCGCGTTCGGCTGCCATGTGTTGCTCGAGTGCGGCGCGGTGTACCGCAACGTGCCGCTGCACCAGCTGTCTACGGATAAAGACGCCCCGCCGTGGACCGCGGCGCAGGCGCAGACCTGGGACGCATACGGGTGGCAGTTTGCGACCCTTGAGTATCCGTACCTTCACTCCATGAATGCAAGGGTGCGGCTGCAGGATGGCGCCGAGCACGGCGGCATGTACCTCTTTACGCTGGCGCCGGTCGGCGATGCGTTCAGCGCCTCGCCGGCGCAGTCGAAGGAGTTCTATTTCCTGCAGCTCGAGAACGGCCGATTCACGGCGCAGCCGACCAACCAGGTGCTGATAGAGGATCGCAGCTGGACCACGAAGATTGAATGGCCGAAGTTTCTGCGCCGGCAGCGCGACTGGCACAGCGCGGAGGATTCAGAGTGACCATCGAACTCGACGACTGGGACAGGGAATGGCTCGCGCGCGCGCACTCGGAATCAGAGTACCGGGCGAAGTGCAAGGAACTGATGGAGCGCTGCGCCGAGTATGGCGCCGAGCTCGAGCGGCTGCGCGGGCAGCGTGCCGGCTGCGCGTACCCGAACTGCCTCGACGGCGGCGGGCGGTGTCACGCGATGTTTAAGGGAGAGTGTGCAGGACCAAAACAGGAGAGGATGACGATATGACCACGATCAACGACGGCGGCCCGGCGTTCCCAAGCACGATTCAATATTTTCCAGACGACAAGAACGCGAACGAAGAGCAAGGCATGACCCTGCGCGACTGGTTCGCGGGGCAGGCGTTGGCGGGGATGGGCCTCGAATACACTAGCGACAAATTCTGCCATTCGTCCGTAGCGGAATGCGCGTACTGGTACGCCGACGCGATGCTCAAGGCGCGGGAGGTGAAGCCGTGAGCGATAACATCACCCTGCCCCGCGCCGTGATTACGCACATTCGCTCAGAGCTGCACGCTCTTGTCTGCTTCGCCGACACAGACTGCGGCGAGTCGGAATGCGATGAATGTGAACCGCTGCGCCCGATCCGGGCTGCGATAACCGTGCTTGACGCCGCGCTCGCGGAGAGAGGGGAAGATGGAAAAACCACCTGACTTTGACGCCTTCTTTCGGCTGCTGCGCGACGCAATCATCGCGGCGATCGGCATCCTGCTGTTCTGCGCGCTTTTTGTGGAGGTGATGACATGAGCGACCCCATTAACCCGGCCCACTACAGGGCCGGCGAGATCGAGTGCATCGACGCCATCGAGGCGCAGCTCTCGCCGACGGAGTTTCGCGGGTACCTGCGCGGCCAGGTGGCGAAGTACAACTGGCGACTGGGGCTGAAGGATTCCGTGGAGCAGGACGCCAAGAAGATGCTCTGGTACTCCTCGATGCTCGCCGGCGTGGACCCGAGGGAGCGCTAGACCGCCTCGCCCCGGAAGTAGACTGCACCGGCCTCGAAGACCGCGAGCTCGGGCTGCAAGAGCCGCCCGTCGCGGAAGGTGAGCACCGCGAATCCGCTCGCCCAGTTGTGCGGCGCGGCCTCGGTGTAGTTGAACTGCGGCCCGTTGATCTCGGCGAGCGTCCCGGTGTCGACGCCGTAGCGCCTGCCGCGGTAGTCGGCCCATGCGGTGCAACCGAGCTTGTGCAGGTGGCCGTGGACATAGTGGGTGCCGGACTTGAGGACGCTGTTGTACGCCGAATGGATGCCGCCGTTGAGCGGGCGATGCCGGATGACGGTCCAGCCTTCGGTTTCGGCGTTGACGTGCAGCGCCCACCCTGCCCGCCATCGGGGCAGGTAGTCGAGCAGCGTCGAGCCCGGCAGTCCCTCCGCTTCGGGCGTGTTCGCTGACCAGTAGTTCTCGAACCGTGCATCATGGTTGCCGATTGTGCGCACCAGTCGCGCCCGGCCTGCGGCTCGCTCGATCTCGGCGCACCTATCCTGCACGGCGTGGAGTTCGTCTTTCAAGGTGGGCTGTTTTTCCCACATGATGCGGGCGTGTCTCGAGATGCGAGCGCCGTCCAAGATGTCGCCGTTCAAGCACACGATGTCCGGCTTGAGCGCCTTGATTGCTCGCAACATGGCTTCGTGAGCCGGACTGACCATACCCGGCCAGTAGTGGCAGTCACTCGCCACGATGACGGTACCGTTCCTGACCGTCTCGGTCATGTCGCGCTCGTACTGCTCTGCTCGAGCAGCCGCAGTCGCATCGAGCGCCTTGGCCTTGTCAATCGTCGGCCCCTTCGTCGGGCGGCTGCTGGACGATGGCATGGCGATGCCGTGCTTCTTCTCGATGGTGCGCCGTCGGAAGTACACCTGCCGGATGTCTATCTTTAGCGCGTCAGCGACCTTACGCGCACTTCCAAAGCGCTTCCAAGCCTCGATGATCTGTTCGTCATCCACATATTTCGGCACAGATCACCTTGGGTTGCAGTCGAAAGTGGTCAGCGACTGGTGCAGTAGGCTCGCCAAGTTGTCCACGAATACCTCGTCGTCATTGAGCGGGTGGTTCATTTCTGAAAGCATGGCATGAGCCCACTCGTGGCAGAAGGCTTGCTGGAGCTCGGTGTCGCCCAGATCGCCGCGCAGGTCGATGCGGTGACGGGTCGGGTCGCACATCCCGACGGTATCCATCGAGTGCGGCCACCGGGTGCGCGGGATGATCCGCACCGTGACCTCGTGGCCGTGCAGCTG